CGCTCGGCGGCTTGCCATCCGTCTCGAAAGTCAACCCATCTCTGCGTCCCTTTTTTCCCGTCATATGCAGCCACAGCCTGCTCGTAAGTCGCAGGCTCCCGCGTGGCGTCCGGCTCCGCGAGCGCGGTTGCGGGTTCATCCGTGATGTACAGGCTGTCTAGGTTTGCGTTTATGATTGCCGCCATATCAGCGTCTAGCGGCCTCTGTTTCGCGGCGAACTGGGCAAACAGGTCAGCGACATCCGGCTCCTTCAGCGCGGCGTCGAGGGCGGTGAGGGCGGTGCGGGCTATCTCATTCACATACGGTTCGCTGGCGTAGTCGAGTTCCTTAAACGCCTCACGCACCAACTCAACCACAGCGCGGGGCAGGGTGATGTTGTCGGTCATGTCATGATCCTCCAATCATGTATGCGTTGCCATAACCGACCCGAACGGCCCCGTATCCCTTGCACGGGCAAGTTTGGGCAAGCGGCGCGTTACCGCGACCGCAAGCAGGGCAGAGCCATCCGTACTGCACAGAGGTGGAGGGCGTTACCTTCTTTGGCTCCGCAAGCGCGGCGTCGAGGGCGGCGAGGGTGGCCCATTCGTATGCAGTCCACCGGTCTGAATTCGCGTACCCGTCAAGCAATTCGCGTAACCTCTCGCCCATAGCGCGGGGCAGGGTGATGTCGCTCACGGCTTCACCTCCTCTTTCGCATTCCAGAGTTTGCACCTTGACAGCGCCTTTTCCGCTGTACATCCAAACTTGCAACACCAGTCGTTGTACCGGCGAGCAAGTGGCGAATTCTTCGGGTGTCCGGCGTTATGATGGTGTCGGCACCCACGACAATGCTTGCTCACGGCTTCACCTCCTTGATCGCGTCGATGGCTCTCTCTGCCCAATCATTAGCCTGTCGGACTGCCCGTAGCGTGTTTCCTGCACACCACGCCGCGACCTCCGCATCGCCGTTTTCTGCCAGCATCGCGGCTCCCTCGGCGTCGTTTGCCGCGCCAATCGTCCGCTCCCGGCACATCCTTTCCCACGCCTCGGCGTACTCAGGCGCAGGCTTGTGCGCCTCCAGCGCCGCCCACATCTCGTCCAGTTTCGCGCTCACGGCTTCACCTTTTTCCATTTTGGAGTCTTTCGCCCGCTCTCAAAATCTTGAATCAATTTTTCCGCTTTTGCGATTTGCTCATCTGTAGTAGGTCTGAACGGGAATCGGGCCAATTCTTCGCCGCCCGGATGGTCGCCCTGCACAATGATGGCTTTACCATCGGGGGAAAAGTCCCACCAAAAAATCGGGACTGACTTTTTTGTTTTCCTCACGGCTTCACCTCCTCTGCCTTGTCGATGGCGGCGCGGGCCTGATCTAGATACACGCCTGTGAGTCCGCACGCTTCAATTCCTTGTACGAGGTAGACGCACGCCTCCAACATTTCCGCGTTGACCGCATGCAGGCGGCGCAGTTCGGCGGCGGCTTCGTGTGCCATTGCGCCGACCGGGTAAAACGAGGTTCGCCACGGGTCTTTAACAACCGGCACTCGCAATGCGACGGGGACGGACTCAAGCCGCTCAACCAACGGCACCTGCTTCGCTTCGGGTTGCGTGCTCACGGCTTCACCTCCCGCGCCCGAAGCATGGCGTCGGCCGCTTTGTAGGCGTCCTCGGCAACATTTTCAAAAGTTGCGCCTTTGACAACATATGGCACCAACCCCGCCATCGCCTGAGACGCGAACCAGTCGCGCAGGGTCATGCCGGAAACTCGGCCATACCCGTCCTGAAACGGAAACGCCGGACCGCCGTCGTTGATGTTGCTCATCGTTGTCTCTCCATGCGCTCCATCTCACTGCTCAGGGCATCCAAGTCAGCGCGGAGGTTCTTCACAACCTCACGCAGTTCCTCCGACTCTTTGGCGTACTTGTAGCACCGCTCACGCAGTTGCCGGATCTCGGCGCGGTACTCTGTCGGAGTATGCGCCATCTTGTCCCACTCGTCATCGAACAGGTCAGGTTGATATTGCGTGGTCATGTCATGCCCCCCTTGAAATGGTCAGTGCGTGTAGCGCAAGGATGATGAACGCGATGAGGGTCACGGCAAACGCGATCCCCAAGAAAATCGTGGTGCTATCTGCTTCTTCCAGCCGGTGCTTCATTTCCCGCAGTTCCATGTCCTTACGACAGATCGCATCACGCAGGTCATAGTTATCGCGCCGCAGTTCCTTGATCTCCCGGTTCTTGCGGTCGAGGGTGTATTCGCTCGGTCTTTCCACAGTGAATCCTCCTTACCAATAGTCCCCACCTGTCCTCTTGCGTGAACAGGCCCAGTTGGGAGGGGGGACACGCCCCCACTCCCGTTTAGCATCGGCCTTTCGTGTGAGCCACCACCACCTGATGGCCCGGAACATCACGCACCCTTCCGTGTAGCGATCTCACGGTCGAGATACCACTTGGCCTTCTCAAGGTCGGTGATGGGGTCACCGTCCACCTTCTTCCCGGCGCGGCTCACGTACTTGATGACGTTGCCCAGACGGTAGTTGAAGTCCTTGGCCTCGATGAAGTCGATGGTCTCGATGCCCCCTGCCGTGTAGTGCGGCGGGCTGTTGACGGGGTCGATCTTCTTGTCGGTCTGGGGAATCTCAGCCTCTGCCGGGAGGTCCACCCACTTCCAATTGAACGGGCTGTCCGGCCAATTGAGCGGGCTGTCCGGATCCAGCGTATCCAACGCCTCTTTGGCCTTCTTCAATTGCTCAAACGGCTTCCACTCGATGGGGTTCTCCTTCTTCCCCGCCTTCTTCTTGGCGGGCTTCTTCTTGTTGGCCTTCCACCGCGTGACGTACACGTACGACTTCGACACGCCGAACTTCTTGGCCACCGTCGCAGCGTCCTGACCAGCAGCCAGAGCAGCGAGGATCTTCTCTTTCTTCGTCTTCATTTTTCCAACTCCTTGCGTAGGGTCTCTACGTTTGTTTCATCGATCACTAATGCGACTCCACCCGCCTTGCGGATGTCATCGAGGTGCTTCAACTGAAGCGCGGTGGGCTTACCACCGTTTGCCTTGCACTCTATACCATAAAACAATCCTCCTTTGCAAATGAGAAAATCGGGGACGCCGCTGTTGCCGAAACCAGTTCCGATCGGCATCGCGTAATACGCCCCCAACTCGTTAAGGATCTTTTTTACCTTCGCTTTGACTTTCGCTTCCGGTGTCATTGTTGTTTCCGTCTTCACCCCTGAGTGAACTCATGATCTCGCCGGGCAGTTCCATGCAGTAGTAGTTCACGTTGTACCGCCAACCGACACCCTCGATCTGATAACTCTCGTCGTCTTTCCATTTTATGGTCACCATCGAGTAAGGCTTTGTCGGATTGGATATATCAACGAGAGAGTGGTCACGCCTATGCTCTGAAAAAACAGCAGGTGAGAACCCTCGCGCATTGATTATCGCCAACCGTACGCTGATGGGATCAGGCAGTGTCTTGTTGTCGTACAACCTGCAAAAGCCTTCATCCACCCATAGCCTGTAGTCGCCTTCTTTGGCTTCGCCTACATATAGCGGTACCCTCCATACCTTCTCGTGTAATACATAGAACGGACCAAGAGACTGTTGTGGATTTGTGGATGTCTTTTTCATCACTTGTCCAACAGCAGCATCTTCGGCATAGCCATACCCGTGACAGCGGCCTTGATGGGCAAGTGGACCTCTGCATTCGATGAACCATGCACAAGCACCGGGATCTTGTCATCAGCAGGCCGTCCGGCAAACGTCCGGTAGAAGACGAGCGCGGTCTTGATGTCCTCACCGTATACAGGGTCGTTGACGATGTCCTGCTCGGAAGCGAAGATCTTGAACCGTTCCGGCATGGCCTCAAGCAGTTCCTTGCCGAAGACCTCCTCTTTTCCACTCGCATAGCCGCTCTGCTTGTGGTACTCGATGGCAGTCAGAAACTTGGCCGCAGGGATCACACCGACTGCATAGCCCATATCCGGCACCGTCAGGATCACCCACTTGTCCGTCGAGAAGAAGTCATAGCATGCATCGACCTTGTCTCCAAGGATGTCCACCTTGGGCTTGAAGTACCCGACCGCAGATGACAGGGTATCGACCGTCAGCGGCGAGAGTTCGCTGAAATGCACCACGCCTGTCAACAACCCGATCAGTTCGCGGGAGTTCAAGAGTGGCATCTTGGCGATCTCGATCCTCGGTGAATCCGACACGGCCTCGTTGAACGAAGAGGTGATGACCGCACGGATCGCACGAAGCACCGTCCCGCCGACCCGGCCTGCGACCTCATGGGATGAGATATGACGCCGGACGATATCAGCCACCCTGTCTCCGTATTCAGTGATCACCTTACGGTCTTGCTTACGCCGCATCTTCTGGCGTTTGTTCAGGATCGCCTCAGCCACCATGTCACCATCGCGCTCAGCCACAAACGTACTGTAGGCATACCCGTCAGATGTTGGAGACATGAGCGACAGATTCACCTTACGTCTACGGGCTTTACCTTCGTATGTGGTATGAAGCCTGAACATCTTGAACCCATCCCTGTTGACGAATGCACACCCCCCCTCTCCGTCGATCTGGGTACCCAACAAGACCTCACCGTTCGATACGTGATGCAGTGCGGCTGCGATCTTGTAGACAAGACTACCGATGCCTACGGTGCTTTTGTATAGAGGATGTGATAGATCACCCAATGCGGTCTGATAGATCCTGTCCCGCGCTTTCTTGTTGTAGAGCGGCTTTTCCTTCTCGGTACTCATGTGCTTTCTCCTCAGTTGTCGATGTTGATGTATTGTCCAGAGACAGGTTTGAAGTTCTTGTTGTGGGTCACGGCCCACAGCGTCGGGATCTTCGTATCCCACTTCGGGGTGCCGAAGAAGAAGCCGTCCGTCAGCACCACCATGCAGTCAGCCTCCACCCGGTTCTTGATCAGGTATTCACTGACGCATGAAGGTTCAGTCCCACCGCCGCCCTGTGGCTTCAGCATGTAGAGCAGGCTCTCGTAGTTGTCGAACACTTGCTCGCCATGCACCTTGGTGTCCCACCACAGCACCCGAACCCGTTCAGGCTGCGCCGTGTGGCAGATGCCGACCAACTCTGAGGCGAACTTGGATAGGACAGCCCCGTTGATCGACCCCGACGTATCGATGGCCACGACGATCTCCCCGACCCTCTCGCTGATGACGGTTGGCATGTACAGGTCTTGGGCAAGACGACGCTTGTTCAGCCTGCGCCACGTGTACTCCTCCGCGCCACGCGACATGGTCGTGATGAAGTCACGCAGGACATCTCGCCAGTCCACCTTGGTCTCCATCACGTCCTTGATGGCACGGGGTACCTCGGCCCCGAACTTAGAAGCGAGAAGGGCACCTTGGTGTAGCGCTTCCGTGATCTTCTGGGACAGTTCCTTCACCTGCTGCGGCGTCAGTTTGTCGGCCTCGCCGCTGTCGTGCTTGTCCATGCCACTGCCCTGCGGCATCCGGTTCTGCTGCTTGCGCTTCTTGAGATCGTCGTAGACCTCACGGACAGACCAGCCGATGTACTTCTCCTCGTAGTAGCCGCCCTCTGGCAACTTGGCCAGAGCCTTGTCCTTGAGGTTGACGATGAGGGCATTTACCACCATGTCGGCTGCGATGTTGAACAACTCCGCATCTTCCTTGATGAGATCGAGATGGCGGGGGATGTGCATCAGCACGACATGCAAATTCTCATGCAGTGCCAGCCCCGCGACCTCGGTGTCGGTCAAGGTCTTCAGGAAGTTGTTGCTGTATCGCTTGTTCGTACCATCCGTGTACGCCGTAGGACAGTCCGGCTCATCGACCACGCTCGACTCCCCCATGAGCATCACGCCGCCGTAGAGGCATGTCTCGGGGTGCCGCATCAGCCTGATGTGCTGGCGCTTCAGCCGTGTCTCTTGTTCGTGGAACATATGAACCTCCTCAGACCACCAACTCGATGTTGCCCTTCACCCACGTCATGACCTCGGAGTTGCTCTTGGCGAGCCGCACCGTCCGCTTGGACTGGACGAGCATGGTGAAGAACACCGCCTTCAACTCGGAGGATGGCACGCGGTTGATGAACCGCATGAAGTTGCTCAGGTCGTCCTGCGTCTCGATGATGTCGATCGCGTTGAACATCGTCATGAGCAGGGCTGCGGTGTCGTGCGGCAACTCGATCGTATCCGGCGACTTCATGATGTCACGCACCGATACCAGTTGTTTCTCCATGACGAGGAACGACGCGAGCGACTCGGCAGCGGCCAGACCGATCGTGCCCGACAGGGCTGCATGCGTGAGCGTTGGCCCGATCAAGTCCCGCTTGCGCACGATGTTGTCAGCCTTGGCGAGCGATCTCGGGGAGACGAACGACAGGTTGCGCTTCGACGGGCTGAAGATGAACGGATTGTCATCCTGCCCACCATCGAGGTAGGACGCGAGACACCGGGGGTTCATAGCGACCCACGCCCTGAGTACGCTGCTGATGCCGTTGTCGTTGGCCCACGGGAGCCAGACCTTCTCGGTCGGCTTCTGCACCTGCACGATGACCATGCGGTTGCCGCCGTGAGCGAGGATGTTGTCACCCACACCGTCCGAGAAGTTGTTGGTCGTGGCGAACACGACGCTGCCGGGGGGCAGTTTCACGTCACCTGCGTAGTGCTCCAAGACGAGCCGCATGGCCATCTTCTGCATCATCTTGTCGCCCTTGGCCAACTCATCGATCATGATGCGCTTGGGTTTCGGGCTGTTGAGCCTGAAGACGGATGACGGGTAGAAGTCCAACTCCCCAGTCTCCCGGTTGGGCGCACGGATGAAGAGGTCACCCATGTCGATGTTCGACCAGTCGAGATAGATGTCGTCGTACTTCTCGTTGCCTGCCCCGTTGGTCGCCGTGTCCTCCTCCTTCAGTCGGTAGTGAATGGATGATTTGCCGATACCCGGCTCGCCACAGAACAGGATGGTGTTCGTCTCACCGAGCGTCTTGACCAGCAAGTACGCATCGTTGATCGAGATCGACGTATTGAAACTGATAGCCATTTGCTTTCTCCTAGATGGTTGCAGTTACATGCCAAACTTCGACAGGATGTCGTCCACTCCACTCTTCACGCGGTCACGCGCCAGATCGCTGTCGCGCAACTTGTCGATCGTCATGCCCTCCAGCACCGACGCCAACTTGAACCGCGCCTCCTCCAGTTGCGGGTCTTGATCGACGTTGAACTCCTTGAAGAGGTCGCACAACTCCAACGCCCGCTGCAAGGTCGTGTCGTACAGCCGACGCCGCCGCACCTTGACCACTCCGTCCTCGACGGTCGTATCGTCCTCGCAGCAGTGGGACAGCGACCGCATGACCTCGATCAACTGCGCCTTCTGCCGCTCCAACACGCCATCGACCAACGTCCGTGCCTGCCTCTCGTAGTGCTTGGCAAGGTCATCGGCCAACTCGGTGGCGATGTTGCACCGGAAGTCACCCACCGGGACCTCGGTCGTGATGAGGCTCATCGAGAACTTGCGCCGCACCTCATCGACGGGCGGGTAGTCCTCCTTCTTGAACATCTGGTTCTGGCCGAACGCGATGTTCGCCACGATGCTCGGATAGACTTTGACGAACTCATCGACCAGATCGTTGAAGGTCTTCTCATGGTGCTTGTACTCCTCCATGAAGGTCGGGTACTGCACAACGGGCAGGATGCGCTGCGGCCCCGCCCAGTCATAGGTACGCCGCTTCATCCAGTTGTACACCGTCTGGCGGTAGTTGAGGATGCGCTTGTGTTCCGGGTTCTTGGCAAGCAGATGCTTGACGAACTTGCCGCTGTCCGGGTCGGCGTTCTTGGCTGCGGTCACCTCATCGCTGATCTGGCCATCCTGCACTGTCGCTGTCCAGATGTTCATCTGCGGGTGAACGATCAAACAAGAAGTGGCCAGCGACACGATGTGCTGCGGCTTGTTCAACAGGTTGTTGGTCTCACTCATAAGTCCTCCTAAGTAGGTATCTTCCAACGGTTGATAGTATAACTTTTGTTGACACTAAGGTCAACAGTCAATTTCAGAAAGTTCTTCGTCATCTTCATCAAGAAGTTGTCGTCGTGCTTCCTCCTCCTGCTTGTGAGAATCCCACCAGTCTTCCTGATCATTCATCCACCAATTACGTTCCATAGATGCCAGTTCCTATTTTGTGTTTCACCTAGCGTGAACTCTTGTGTTGATCCGTACCATCGAGCCACACCTCGACCCTGCCGCCCCATGCGGAGTCGGAGCCATGCTCCGTCTTGAACTCCCCGCGCTTGGCGTACACATGCCACTCCTTGCCCGTCATCCGCAGTTGCTTGTCGGTGTTGTAGTCCCATCCGTAGAACTTGGTGCGTGGTGGAAGGCATAGGGTTTTCATGTCACTTCTTCCCCTCGACCTTGTCGATCATGTGTTTCACGGAATCGCGGAAAGGTGCGTAGTGTTTCAGGTGTCCCAGATGATGAAGGTCTTCCAAGAGACGATATGTCTTCTTCAGTACTTCTAACATCTCCTCGGCGTGGTCTTTCACGCTGGTCTGTCGGGTGCGTTCTGCCCGGAGAAGTTGCTTGGCCTCTTCGTAACGCTCGTTGAACATGAGGGATACGAGAGTAGACGGGTGATACTTTGGCTCGTCAAAGCAAGTATCCTTGCCCTCGGAATAGCAGATGACTGAGCCATCCAACTTCCCGCTCCTCTTGTTCAGGCTGACAGTCTTGCGCCACTCGTCACCGTCAGGGCAGGTGACGTACACGTTCACGTCAAGGTAGTCCATCCCGTTGTCATAGACTTCGGTGTCGATGACGCTCGTATAGGTTCTGCTGTTGTCGGTCATGACTTGATCTCCTCTTTGATTATCTCTTTGGTGCCATCGGAGTATTTCAACTCAATGCCATCCTTGATAAAGTTTTCCATCTGCTTGCCGTGGTCATCACACGCTTGGCATAGCATCAACCCCCCAAATCCAAAGTCGATAAGTTGCGTAGAACTTTCGCCGCAAGCGATACATTTTTTCTCGCTCATGTTTCGTCCTCCTTCACATAGTATTCGGTCAGGGTCATGTCCTTCTCGACCTTGAGAAAGACGGTCGGGGTGAAGTAGTTGTACGCGACGATCCACTTGCCGGGTTCCACCTGTTCAGCGTAGTCACCGTTGTCATACACGATGTCCACCAAGGTGAAGTTCAACTTGTGTTCGTAGCCGTTGGTCAACTCCTTGGCCTTCTCGGCGGTGATGTACTTCTTGTCACTCACGACTTCACCTCCTGAATATCCAAAGTCTCCTGCTCGTAGTCCTCATCCTCCCCCGTGTTAAGCACGGAGAATTCCTCATGCGCTGCGATGTACGCAGCGTTTGCGTTCTCGGCCTCGATCTTCAGCGTCTTGGTCACGGTCGCACGGATCGTCACTTCGTAGGTCTTCATACTCAACTACTCCTCGGAAAATATTTGTCGCCGTCTTCGTCTTCTTCCAACTCGTCCTTGGGATACC